CAAGATCTATTATTTGTTCAAAGGCATGTTTGAAACTAACAATTCAGACAATTGATGTCAATGGATTTTTCCCATCTTCAGTAACGTTGCCAAAAGGTCCTGTAGCAACTGGCGGTAATTATATTTGGAATGTTATTGATGATATCACTACAGAAGTTGATACATCTACTGGTATAGCAGAATTTGATAATTTGGAAGTTTATGAAGGTAGTTTGATTGAGTTTAATTATATCGTTAATACATTTGCAAATCAACGATATATCATCCAATCCCAAGATGCAGATGTTTCAACATTAAGTGTCAGGGTTAAACCTAACGAAACATCTACTAACTCAGACTTATACTCTAGAGTCAATAACATCACTGATTTGAATGCCAATACAAGAGCATATTTTCTTTCAGAAACTGATGATATGCGGTATGAGGTAAAATTTGGAGACGATAGTATTGGTAGATCTGTAAAGGACGGTGAGGTTGTTTCCCTACGTTATATGGTAACAGATGGACCAGATGCTAATGGTATTCAAGTATTTTCCTTTATTGGAAATATCAGAGATACTAATGGTCAAATATATTCTCCAAATGTAGTAGATATTGTTGTAAAATCTAAATCTGTTCTTGGTGATAATGCTGAAAGTGTTGAATCTATTAAGTATTATGCTCCAAGATATTACTCTGCCCAATATAGAGCAGTAACTGCTCAAGATTATGAGGTTATTACTAAAAATATTTACGATAATGCCGATGCTGTCGTTGCTTTTGGTGGTGACTCATTAAATCCTCCTGTATATGGAAAGGTTTATATTGTAGTTAAGACAAAAACTGGTTCTGACTTGAACGATCAAACAAAGAAAAGTTTGAGTAATCAACTCAGAAAGTATGCTATGGCGTCTATTGACCCAGTAATCGAAGACGTTGACAATATTTACATCAATCCTAAAATCTTTGTAAATTACGATACAGGTTGTGGTTCCAATACTTCTCAGATTAAATCTGACATTTCCAGGTCTATTTTAGATTGGGGTAGTCAATCAAAGATTAATAACTTTAATGCATCTTTTAGTACACAATCTTTTGAAAGAGCTATTGAACTTTCTAATAGTTGTATCACTGATGTGTCAACTCAATTAACGTTATTGAGATATATTAAACCAAATACAAATCAAACAAACACATATTGCATTTCTACAGGATCCCCAATCTACAATAGTGCTCCATCATCAGATGATGGGGATACCAATTGTAAGAAGGAACCAGTAATTTTATCTGGACCTTTTAGAACTGCTGATAGACCAGGTGTCGATCAACAATTTGAAGATGATGGGTATGGTAATCTGAGAACCTTTTACAATACAGGAAACAGAAAAGTTTACACAAATGACTCTGCAGGGACAGTAAATTACGCTACAGGTGAGATTTGTTTTGGACCTGTCAATATTATTGGTTCTGGTGGTAGTAATGCTGATGATGCTGATATTAGTATCACCGATTCTTCTACAGGATTAGGGTCTGTAGTCAACCCTGAGAACCTTCCTAGTGGTCTTCAACTGCCTGTGCAGGTCATTCCATCAAACAGTGCAGTTCTGCCTGCTACAACCCCTGGTACAATCATTAATATAATTAGTCCAGAAATTTCAGTAACCCCGATCGGGACACAGTTCCCATCGTCAATCCCACTAAATAGTTTGACGCCAGGTGCATTTAATGTAAGTCCAGTTGTTCTGGACATTCCGACGATTGACAATTCTGGTTCTCTTAATACATCCTCCTGTTTTACGTAGTTAGATGAATATCAATAAGGTCTCCAACGCAGTTTCTAATCAACTCCCAGACTTTATTCCATCGGAATATGAACTATTTGGAAAGTTTATACAGTATTACTACAAATCTCAAGAAAAAACGGGTTTAGGGCAAAATATTCTAAACAATTTTTTAGAATATCTTGATATTGATAAACTCGATATTGATATTCTTGACGGTGCTACTATTCTTGTAGAACCCATTGATAGTAGTGATACTACAATTACTGTTGAAAATATCGATAAGTTTTTACCTGAAAATGGTTCCATCAAAATTAATGATGAAGTCATTTTTTACGAGGGTATTTCTGGTTCACCAAATGTTTCTTTTAGACCTGGTGTATCATACGAACAGGTAAAAATTAAGCAGATTGAATTACAAAGTCCCCTTCGTAACTTTGATGGGACTGCACGTAGTTTTGCTCTCTTAAGCGAAGATAGGCCAGTAACACCCATCTCAGCACAACATCTACTTGTTCAAGTATATGGGGAGTATCTTGTACCTGGTATTGACTACGATATTTCTGGAACAAGTATTGTATTCACAGAAGCACCCAGAGCAGTATTAACTTCTGATAGTTCTGATCTCACCAGTATCAAGTACTTTAGTGGGTTTGTAGAAAATAATATTTTTGCTTTAAATGACATCTCTGCTAGTTTTGGAGATGGTAAAACTGAATTTCAAGTCACTCGTAATGGAAGTACGTTTATTCCTGAACTTGATGAATACGTTATTGCATACTACGATGGAACTCTTCTAACACCTAAAGTAAATTATGTATTTGATGATGATCTTTTAATCTTTAGGGGTATTGTTCCTCTAAAAGGTAGAAAACTTACATTATTTTATGTAGATGCTCCAATCCCATCTTTTGGTTCTGGTGCAGCTGCACATGCCAGAATTAATAATGAAGGAGAAATCACATCAATCAATATTGATGAAACTGGTAGTTCTTATAGATTTGATTATCCTCCTGCTATCAGTATTGATAGTGAAGAGGGCACTGCTGGTGCTGCCAAGGCACTTATCAACGGAGTTAAAAATCTCCAATTAATTTTTGGTGGAGTTGGTTATAGTGATACCAATCCTCCTATTGTAAATGTAGAGGCACCTACTCAAGAGGGTTCTACAGCAGCAAAACTTTCTGCAACTGTTGTTGGCGGCACAGTAACTGGATTAACATTAACAGATTCTGGTAGCGGTTATACTGCAGTTCCTAGAATTACATTCCAACAACCTGGTGGTGCTGTTGTAGAACCTCCTACCATAGTAAATGGTTCTATTTCGGGACAAATCGTAGTATCTTCTGGGGGTTCTGGGTACACTACAGCACCTGAAATTTATATTGATGAACCAACTGGCAATAACCCAATTAAAGCAAGTTTAGAGACTGAGATCACTAATGGCGAAGTTACTGCAGTAAATATTTTAAATTCGGGACAAGGTTACACTACTACTCCTAGAATTAAAATTATTGAACCTACTGGTGCTCAAGTTTTAGAGACAGTAGTCGATTCTGATGGACGTGTCATCACTATCGAAATTCTTGAGGGTGGTGCTGGATATGATGATGTACCTTCAGTTTATATTATTGACGACAGAACTGATGCTTCAACAGGTGCATATCTGGGTGGTAGTGGAGCACAAGCGGTAGCTTCTGTTTTTAATGGTAGAATTACTGATATTAATATCACTGAATTTGGTACAGGGTATAGTCAGACCCAACCTCCTAAAGTTATCATTCAAAGTCCTCCTCAAGCTTCTGCATCAGTTGAAATTGGTATTAATGAAATTACTGGATTTGAAATTTTACAACCTGGTAGAGGATACTCTAAAGCACAGTTTTTAAATTGTGCTAGAGCAGCAAGTGGTATTACTGGTTATACTGAAGATGGCAATGCAATTTTTAGTAATAATACTGCTGCATCTGTTCATAATATTGGTGACACTACAACGTGCTTAGATGCAGTATTTGTAAAAAGACTTCTCGATAAGTATACTGAACAGTTCTTACCAAACGTTCCTGAATTAGATTACAAGAAGATTGATGTTCGTACAGCAATCAAAAATATTAAATCTTTTTATCAGACAAAAGGAACAACTTTTAGTATAGAATATCTGTTTAAACTTCTTTATGGTGAAACTATTGATGTTTCTTATCCTAAAGATCAAATTATTAAACCATCGGCAGCAACTTGGTCTATTAACACAATTTTGCGTGCAACGTTAGAAAGTGGTGATCCTAGGAATATTCAAGATGCATTAATTTCTCAAGTTGCAGATATTGCTGATGTTAATGTTCAAGATGCAAGTGCTCTTGTAGAAAATTATATTGCAATCAACACTGCAAATACTACCATCTATGAACTTGTTCTTTCTGAAGAAACTATCCAAGGAACGTTCGTAGTTCCTTATAAAACTAGACTAGCAGAACCTCTTGGAGAAGATGACAGTATTATTACTGTTGACTCTACTATTGGTTGGCCTGAAAGGAACGGTGAGTTTATTCTTGGTGGATCTGAAGTTGTTCGCTATAAAGAGAAATCTCTCAATCAGTTTATTGAGTGTACTCGTCTTTCTCCTGGTAGTATTGGTCTTAATCCCTATGTTTGGGATTCTGCCACAGAGGTAGTTTCTAACTTTAAAGTTGTATTGAACAGAGGAACTACTCAAGAAGTTGTAATGAATATTGTTGGTATCGTTGATGCACAACAAACAAATCTTACTGACACTGGTTCTTACTACTTACCAGGTGATAAACTAACTGTTGCTAAACTTGGTGGTACTGGTGAGCAACCATTACTGACTACTTGGTTATATAACGTCAAAAAACTCATTGAAGTTACAGGTATTACTTTTGGTGGGGTTGATGACAGATTTGCAACAGTAACATGTTCAAATAATCACGGTCTCTTGGTTGGAGACGAAGTTACGATTTATGGTGCTAATCCGATCATTTATAACGGAACGTTTGAAGTAACTTCTAGAGACAATGATACTGTATTCCAGTATCAGTTACCTCAAACTGCACTTGTTGCACCACAAGGTAATATTCTTGTTTCTGTTAACTTGAATAAAGGTAAGTCAACAAATACCCCAATCAATAACAGTATTTCTTCTTACACAACAAATATTCAGAACTCGTTCTTTAATGACAACTATGTGTATGTTGCATCTACTGGTATCCCCAACTATAATGTTGGTCCATTTGTAGGTTCTGCACTTCTTCCTGGCAACCAAAGAAAACTTAATAGATTTGTACAGAGTCCATCTACAATCTCTACAAAAAATGTAATTAGTCCTGGTCCTATTGGAACTTGGGTCAACGGTGTTTCTGTATGGTCTTATAAGTCAACATTATCAAAAACTTTCGGACCTATCACTAGCATAACCATTTCTAATGCTGGTCAGGATTATGATGCGGCATCACCTCCAAGTGCATCTATTACAGGTGGTGGGGGATCTGGCGCTACTGCAGAAGTTGTTGTAAATGGTTCTGTAAGCAGCATTAGTGTCGATACTGGTGGATCTGGTTATACTTCCTCTCCTCTTGTCTCTATTGTTGGTGGAGGCGGTTCTGGAGCGTCTGCAACTGCTATTATCACTAAAGGTAGTGTATCTAATATTCTGATTACTAGTGGTGGTACTGGATATACATCTCAACCAGAAATTACTATTGTTGGTGGTGGTGGTACTGGTGCTACTGGTACTGCATCTGTTAGAGGTCCTATTAAGTCTGTTAATTTGTCATCTGCAGGAAGTTCCTATATCTCCAGTCCAACTGTTACTGTAAGTTCTGGTGTCGGTGCTGTTGCTCAGGCAATTGTCAATAATGGTAGAATTATTTCTATTGCAATTATTTCGGGTGGATCTGGATATACTACTGCACCTGAGGTACAGATTCAAGGTATTGGTTTCGGTGCAAAAGCACAGGCAATTATTGATACTGAGGGTGAAAATGCTGGTAAAGTTACTAGTATTCAAATTGATAATAGAGGTATTAACTATACTCAAGGTACAACTGTTATTAATCTAACCTCTGTGGGGCAGGATGCAATTTTCTCTGCAAATGTATTCCAGTGGACATATAACTTACAAGAATCTGCTACTTTTGATGATTCTCAAGGTTCTGTTTTTGAAGGATATAATACTCAGTATGGAGGTGAATATGCTCACTTATCTAACCCTCAGAGACTTAGATACATCCTTGGTGACAATTTAATTAAAAATAATAGTGATGTTATCGTTGAGCAGGAAACTCAATTAGAGCACTCTCCTATTATTGGTTGGGCATTTGATGGAAACCCAATTTATGGACCATATGGTTACACAGACCCTACAGACCAATCTTCAAATATTACTAAAATCTCTTCTTCACACAGATTGAAAACTGATTTAGTTTTTGATGATATCACCAATCCTACCCCAGTAAGAACAGAGGGACCACTTCTCAGTACAGATGTTGCTGGTACTTATGTTGAAGACTATGAGTATGTATTCAATCTTGGTGATTTGGATCAATATAATGGGCGTTTTTGTAAGACACCTCAGTTCCCTAATGGTAGATATTGTTATTTTGTAACTATTGATAATACTGAAGCGGGTAATGCGGTATTCCCTTATGTTCTTGGTAGTGACTTTAACTCTGTTGTTGATTCTTGGAACTTAGATGAAGATGCAACTCAGCAAAATATCCCAAGAGGTGTTGTCCGTTATAGAGATCCATATCAAAATGTTGATATCGATGTTGAAAGAACACCTAATGCATCTACCAATTCACTATCTCTAGAGAATGGAGATATTCTTCGCTTTGAAGTAGAAGATGAAAATAGAGATGGTGTCATCAGTCAGGACGAAACTGATGATCCTGATGAAATTCTAGAAGAACCTCCCCTTCAGATTTTTGATTACTTCCCTAAGGTAAAAACTGAATCCAAAGTTGATATTGAAGTTGAAACGATTAGTAGATTTGAAAATGCATCTATTACAGATTTTGTTGTTGAAAATGCTGGTACAAGTTATCAGGTAGATGACAAACTCATCTTTAATAATGATGGAACAGGTGGTTCTGGTGCTTCTGCTCGTGTTTCTAGGATTAAGGGCGAAACTATTAATAGTTTTGGATACCAATATCGTCAAGGATTGAATTACGGTCAAATTACAACAGAAGTTCCTCATACCTTGGAAGTCAATGATACTATTTTTGTTGATTATTCTGAAAATATTGAAACTACCAATAAAGAGTTTAGTGTAAGACAACTAAAAGGTATTGAAGAAGTTACTATTGACCAAACTGGTAGTGGGTATAATGAAGATATTCCTCCAACTATTGTAATTGATGGAGATGGAGAAAGTGCAGAACTAGAGGCAGTTGTAGATTCTATTGGATCTATTAAAACTGTTAATATTATTAATTCTGGAAATTCATACACTGAAAATCCAAGAGTAATTCTTTCACATCCTCAAATATTTAAAAAAGCAGATTACTTTATTGCAAAATTTGCTAATCAAGAAAATGTTAAGGTAAATGATATTTTTGTCAATCAAAATAAAGAAACCTTTATTTGCGGTTCCACTCCTGACGACAGCGGTAATACTGTAGCGTTTATTGCTAAATTGTCTGCTGGTGGTGTTAAAGAATGGGAAT